AATTCTAATTTACCACTAGCAAATGTTAAATTAGCTTCCGCATCTAATTCTGTCGTGGTTGCACCTACTGTTACAAGTTCATTCTCAGTTGCATTATTTAAAGCAGTTATTGGTGATGAAGTTAATTCCGTTCCATTAACCTCAACTCTACCAAACGAACCGGTTGAGGTTGCTGAACCGCTTATGTTTCCACTAGCGGTTACATGCAGTATATTTTTTATAGAATTACTATCTAAATTTATATCTTGCGTTGCTGTATGGTTTCCTAAGTTATCACCACCAGCTACTGCGGCAGCTAATGAGGCTGATACATTCGATATATTAGGTAATGAAAGCTTACCACCTATCGTTGCGGTATCCGATACCTCTAACTTGCCGAATGAGCCGGTTGAGGTTGATGAACCACTTATGTTACCAGTTGAAGTAATTCCTGTTGTTGTAATTGCGGCAGTTGTTAATGTATCAGTAAATCTACCAGTTCCACTTACATCTAATTTACGTGCTGGACTTGTATTTCCGATGCCAACACCAGTACTATTCATATAAAAATTATTAGTAGAATCACCAATAAAAAATGCAATATCCGAAGTAGCGTTTAATACTGTCCTTGTAGCATTAGCAACTAAAGCATAATTACTAGTTGCGGGAGTAACAGCACCACTCCATAGTCCACCGAATGAAGCATTATATGCTCCAATTTTAAGTCCACCTGCTGATGTACTCGTTCCACCTACAATATTAAATGGTGTTGATACTCCACTTGTTGATACACCAAAAACTTTACCACTTGACACTTGTACTCTACCAAACGAACCTGTTGAGGTTGATGAACCACTTATTAGATTTGAACCACCACCTTGAAAAGAACCACTAATACCAGCCGCAGTAAATGAACCACCGCCACCACCTTCAGCCTCTTCAACGGTTATCCTAGCCGCTAATGAGGATGATACGGAAGTGAATGAACCGCTTATGTCAGTTGCTAATTGAGCAGATGAACTAACTACAGAACCCTCTGCTTCTCCCTCTTCTGAGGTTAATCTAGCAGATAAGCTAGCACTAACAGACGTAAATGAACCGCTTATTCCTGCAGCGGTAAATGAACTACCACCACCGCCACCGCTTCCAAAACCAGCAGCTGCAACCGATGCTGATATGTTAGCATAGAATCCGAATGAAGCGGTTGAGCTTGATGAACCTGATATTGTTAAGTTTGTGTTGTCCCATTGTATGTATTGATTTGCATCTCCTAGCTTAAAATGTCCTGTGTTATACCAATAGTTATTTGCATCTCTTACTAAACCATCACCTGTGGTTAGAAAGTTTTCATTTCCATCTTCATCGACAGTTATAAATCCTATATCTACTACCGAACCATCAGAACCTGTTACAAATCTAGACATATTAGCTGAACCGCTTACAGGTATTCCTTTACTATTTTTACCAACAAACATACTACCTTGTTGATTATTTATATGCATTTCTCCAAAGTATGAACCTGTCGTAGCTTCTAATTCACCCCTAGCCTTTAAAGTATTTAATCCCGGATCATATTGAACATATTTACTATTACTACCTACCTTAAAGAAGTTGTTATTATACCAATAGTTATTAGAATCAGAATGTATACCATCTCCTATTGTTGTTAATACAGTAACACCTGAATCATCAACTGATGTAAATCCTAAATCAATTAGAGAACCATCACCAGCAGTAACATATCTAGAAGCATTAGCAGAACCGCTTACAACTATTCCGCCTGAATACTTACCAATAAACATTTTACTCTCATTGGTATCGATGTAAACCTCACCTTCTAAGGAACCTGATGGTATAAAAAGAGAACCTGTGAATGAGTGTCTATCATCGGAACTATCTCCAAAATTCGTTGAACCGCTTACATCAATTGTTGTGATATTTGTAACCGAAGAGGATATGACAAATCTTTGAGCCTCTACAACATCAACCTCAATTCTACCAAAAGAACCGGTTGAGGTTGCTGAACCGCTTATTACATTTAAACTACCAGATAAAGCTCCCTGCCACGAACCACTTACAATGGCTGGACTTAGGGCAGCTGCGAATCCTGAAGAGCCACTAATACTAGCTGCTGTCAAAGTTCTTATTAAATCAGCATTATCTCCTAAAGAACCGCTTATGTCTGTCGATATCTGAGCAGAACTACTTATTAATGTGTTATTTAATTCATCTTCTGCGGTAGTTAGTCTTGTTGAAAAGCTAGCGCTCGGGGATGTAAATGAACCACTAATTCCTGTTTGAAAATCAGAATCGGAAAAGTCAATAGCTAATGTTCTATCGCCGGTTAAATTACCACCTCCGCTTAATCCTAATCCCGTATTTATATTCCTTGCTTGTAAAACATCTACATTGGATTCCTCAGTTGTAACTCTCGTTGAAAAACTAGCACTAGCTGCTTCTAATGTTGTTGTTCTCGTAGAAAAAGAACCACTGTCTGCAACTAAATTAACAGCGGTTAAGCTACCGCTAATAAAAGCAGAACCTGTAAATTGATGTGTATCATCTATTGTATCACCGAATATTGTTGAACCACTACTGAATGATGATGTTAATCTTGTTATGGAAGAAGAAACTATATAGGTTTCAGCAATTATATTTCCCTGAACTGTTACATCGCCGGTGGTATTTATAGCATCAAATATTACACTATCGGTAGTTCCTAAACTCTGTACTTTTGAAAAATCATTTATTAAGGATGAAGCGGTTGTTTCTGTATCGGTTACCCTTACGGAAAAGCTTCCACTATCCACCTGTAAAGCATCGACATTGGCCTCTTCCGTAGTTAGTCTTGTGGAAATTGAACCGCTATCGGCGATTAATCCTGCTATGCTTGCTGTCGCATTTGTAATTCTTGTTGAAAATGAAGCACTAACATCGGTAAAAGAACCACTTATATCCGAAGCAATCTGAGCACTACCACTTATCATTCCAACAAATGTTGTAGCAGTTAATGGACCAGTTACTCCGAATGAACCACTAACAGCAAAAGAACCTGTTAGGTTAGGATTTAATTGTTTTGATTTAAATGTTGCCATTCATCATCTCTCTTATTATCCCACCACTTCTTTACGCTTTGTGAGATTTTCTGTTTATGTTGTACAGTCTTAGGTTGTTTCATCTTTTCAATCGTATCCATAGTTAGCTTTCTATCCGATTGAGCACATGATTTACATACACTATTATTACCGATTGCTCTATCAAAGGAATCTTTTCTTGTATAGTAAATTACCCTATTACAATCGGGACATTTTCTATTTTTCCTATCTTTCCAATGCCTTTTTCTCATAACAATAAATATCATAAAATGGTAAAAGAAAAGTGGGATTTACGAATTAAATTTACCTTGTGCGATTATTTCATCGTCACTTTCTAAAATATACCCAATACTATCAGTATCAACTTTTAATAGAAAATTGGAAGCAGCCTGTTGTATTGTTAGTGCATCATGTTCCATATATTGTCCATTTAAGAAAAATATAAAATCATTTTCGCTTGTAGCGGTTAATTGTGTTGGAGCAGAAGCGGTAATTGCTGTAAAGCTGGCTGTTGAGTTTCCTGTTATTGATGAAGCCTTCTTAACAAATGATTTTCTTAAATAGGTATCCATAGGTCTTAATGAGTCCTCACTTATTAAAGTTTTACCCACTAAATTTATAGAGCCGGTTACGTCAAGAGAACCTGTAAATCTATGTAAGTCATCTAAGCTATCACCAAACTGAGTATTACCTTGGCTAAAGGATGTTGTCATATGAGTAACCGATGATGAAATAATATAATTTTCTGCTATTATATCTCCTAAAACAACCCAATCAGTATTTACCTGAGCTTTATTATCCTCTCTTTGAGATATTTCAAATGAGGTAGGACCTATGTGAAGTGCGCTTGAAGCACTAACATTTGCAAATTGAACTGTGCTGCTTGTACCAACATCCTGTCCTATGCTAAAAGTAAAGGTTTGAGGAACTCCACCATTAAATGAACCAGCACCACCGATTGAAACACCAGTTCCCTCTGATATTGTGAGTGGATTAGCTAAACTGCTAGCACCACCAGCCTGCTGAGAAACAGAAACTCTAACATCCTTTCCACCATCTGTTAAATCTCCTAAATCTATCCCAATACCATCATTTATTATTATTCTTTTTGGAGTTAATTTCTTTTGAGTTGTTACAACATTATTGAATTCTTCGGGTATTAAATAGCCATTTAGCGTTACTGTAAAATTAGTTCTTATTAATCTTTCTGTATTTACGCTTACCTCACTAGCATCTGTGTAATTATCTATCGATGTTCTAAATTTAAACTTACCATCTTCTCCCCAATAAGAACCTTCTGAATAGATTATCTGTTCAACAATTTTATTCATCTGTTCTATGTAGGATGTCCAAATAATAAATTCATATTGTAATGTAACATAATCAGGTACAGCAACACTGTACAATTCTTTTGTTTTATTTAAACCCTGTTGAACTGAAAATTTATCGTATCTATTTTTTTCAGTATATTGTTTTTGGAATGTATAAAACAACTTTGGATCTTTTGCATTTAATTTATCTGCACCAATACTAGCATCTTTTTCTATTGAAGTTCTTTTAAATACAATTAAGGGAATAACTAATTGTTTTTTATTATCTAAAAGATAACCACGTTTTTGTACCATATCCCATCTTTCAGGGTTAGAATACATAATAGGCACTTTTACAATATCACCATTTTCTTCTATTTTTGGTTGAAGCACATTATTAAACCAATACATTATTGTTGCATCGATATCCATCAAACCAATGGAAAAATTCTTTACATTATCATCATCCCTTGAACGAATCAGTCCTCTATTAAACAACTTTCTTCTATTACGTGGTATCGGTTTTTCTCGAGCCATTAAATACTCCTAACCCTTTCTATTTGAATAGAGCTTTTTCTTATTAAAAATGCGTTAGCTATAACAGAATAGTTTTGGTCGAACTGACCACCTATCAACTGATTTTCATTTATTGTGCCAACCTCAAAATATCCATAGTTCCAATCTATCAAATCTCCTAATTCTAAAACCATAGAAGCATCTATAAAGGATTGTCGTATGAATGAGAATGTAGCCGTCTGATTATTATCAGGTCCAAAATCATCTTGATTGTAATCAAAATCCTGAGCCTCAACTAAAGCAGCCATCTGCACACCATTCTTATATATCTTCTTACCACCAGCACTCTCACCATACATATTTGTAGCTGATTCCTGTAATGATGGTTTGTATATAACAACCTCTTGATTAATTATACCATCTTTGTTGTTCTGTTTATCACCAACCAACTCTTTACTAACCCTTGTAATAAGGTTAATATCACGTTGAGGTAAAAATCTACCTGCCATATTATTATCCTATGAATATAGGTATCGGAACTTTACCTAATTTATCCTGTAAATGTTGAGCCTCTTCCTTATCAGCTTCTAAAAGAGTCTTTCTGCTTGTTAATTCTAACATCTCTCTTAATTGAGTCATTAACACTTCCTTTTCTGCGGTAGCCTCTCCTCTTAATGTATCACCATCCATAGTGGTTTCAGCACCTGGTATTGGAAGAGAAGCGTACTTACTGCGAATTGTACCTAATAGTTCTTTACAGAGGGCTAAAGCATATTTTTTTATCCACTGTTTTCCAACATCATTTATATGTACGAATTTCATATTATCATATGGAGCATTTGAAAAATCAGAAACAACTGCTGTAGTAGTTCCTTGACCTGTATTACTCCTATCATTTTTTAATATGTAATTAAAATGTAAAGTATAATTTGATTCTGGATTTGGAAATATTCTTAATTTATTATTTTGTAATTCAAAAGAATATGCAGATTTTCTTATTTGGTCATTAAATTCAATAGCTTGAACCTTTAATATATCAGCATACATCGGCATCATCATAAACTGAACCGCTGGAGAATTATTTCCAAAACCAAATGAATCTAACATATTATAAGAACCATCACCTGTTCCAGCATAGGGATCAAAATATCTAGTTATCGCAGGAGCGCTCTCATAATGAATTTTTCTAATCTCTATAGCGTTACCGCTTTCAGATACGTCAGCCCATAAAGCATTTAAATCATACACCTGTGAACCGCTTGTTATTTCTATAGAGCCTGTCTTAAAATCTATCGTACCACCAACACCTGCCTCTGTACCGTATTGTTCAGCTAATTCTATATTTCTACCGAATGTAGGAGTAACTTTAGTATGAGTTATGTTAGAACCTGTTGTTTGTCCTTGAAGAGACAACATATTGTCCCTGATATTAAATTGATTTACTTGAGCTGAGTATTCTGTGATAGCTTCTTCATAACATGCATAAAATTGAGTTTCTTGCATCTCTACAGCAATTATAGGAAACCCTAATCTTTTAGCTGCCCAATCAGCAAATTTATCTACGGAATGATTACTTGAGCCTGAAAACTCTGTATCTGCATCATAAAATCCATAGGGAGTTTCACCGGCTGTAAATGAACTACTTCCTGGCCAAATTGCTTCCATTATATTCTCCTAAAAAGGTATAGTTATTCAATAATAAATATACAAGGCACAAAAAAAGGGTGAGAAAACTCACCCTTTTTAAGTTGTTCAATTGTTATTCAATTAAACTTGATCGATATCAGTAACGATAACTTTACCATAGAATTCTGGACGAACCATCTTCTTAGCATAGCGTGTCATTACACCTTTACGTGGAGTAAAGTTCTTCGGATCATAAACCAATGGAGTCATAATCATCGGTACATATGGAGCATAAACAGCACCAGTTTCTAAGAAATTACTTCCTCTGAAACCCATAAGGATGCTATTATCTAACATATAAGGATTCTTATAAATCGTAAATCGGTTATTGATTGATCCAACTGCTTCAACACCCATTGAATAGGTTTTAGCAGATGCATCACCTGTATTCTGTAGATATCCTGTTACAGACTCTAAGATTGTTGCGGTTTCAGGAGAAACAACAGCAAAATTAGCACCACCACGTAGTGTTTTCTGATGGATAGCATTAGAAACAGATTGCATTTTGATACCTAATGTTTGAAACCATTGAGATTTCGTATAAGCATTAGAAGCACCACTTATCTGTGAAAAAGCACTAGCGCCTGTTCCGGAACCATCATACTCATATCCCACCTTAGCGGACCAGTAGTTGGTTTTAGCAGCTGCATTAGCCTTTAACATATCGATTATTTCTAAATCAATTTCCATAGCGATATATTCACTTAACATAGCAGTTAATTCAGCTTCAGCATCAACAGAGTGATAAGCGTTAAGATCTTGAGCAAGCTCAGGAGTCCAAACAGCTTTCAACTTACGTGTCTTAGCAACGATAGCTTCACTCTTTAACTGAATGTCAATTTCTGGAATATCAATATCAGTTTCAGGATTAGCATCTATGTTAGCGGCTGTGGCTTCAAAATCACCACGGTTTGTAGCAACTGGCTGTTCATGATATCTTACACCAAACAACTGACCATCAGCTGCTGTAATTTTAGCAAAGAAACTAGCAGTTGTCTCTGCAGCATTTACACTAGAGTATGCTGGGAATGTAGCGGTTATACCTGAACCACTAAGTTCGAAAGCACGGATACCATTATAATCAGGTCTAGTAAGTCCACCTGTACCAACTTGAACTTTTAATAGAGTTCCATCGGCTACGGAAGCACTTAAATCCGGCTCAAATTCTACTTCTTTCCAAGTAGCAGAACCTGTTGTCATTCCAAGAGGTGTTATTCCTGTTAAGGATTTGTCGTTAATTGAATATCCAAATTTACCAGCACCATACAAACCACCACTAGCATCAGCGTTAGATGCAGAAGTATTACCAAATACATCTGTATTCTCTGTATGATTAGTTTGGTCTGCTGTACCATATTTGAAATCCAAAAAGAAAATTAGACCAGAAGGTAAGTTCATCGGCTGAACACTAACAAACTCTTGTGCTGATAATTCACCGAAGATTCTACGAACCAATGGTAAAGCAACACCAGACCATTCTTCTTTAGATCCACCAGTGCCTGTCTGTGACGCCTCTTTGATAAGCTGCGTAGCCTGGTTTTCTAAAAGAACAGCCATTCCTGTTTTCTTAGTGGAGTCATCGATTCCGTCTAACAATCCGGTTGGCTCCCATTTGCCGACTAATTTACGAGTCTGCTTTAGAAGCTCTTGATGAGGGTTATGACCACCCATCAAATCGTTTATTTTTAAATCTGACATTATATGTCTCCCAATTTAAATAAGGTTAGCTAATTTCTTAAACCTATCTCTCAACTCAGTACTTTCAGAAATTACTTTCTTTTCAGACTTTGTTGAAGCAACCGGCTTAGAAGCGCTTCCCTTAGATTCATTAATATTATTTCTAACAGAAATGAAAGATTCACCAAGTGTGGAATAAACCAACTTGACTTCTCTTAGACTTCCTGCTCTGTCGAATTGCTCAACGACTTTCATCTTCTGTTCATTGTTTAGACCATACTTACGGAACAACTTATTTGTAAATAATAGTTTAGCATTTAGCAGATTGACTTCATTTAGCTTTCCACGAAGTGTTTCGATTACGGAGCGATGTTCTTCAAGATCAGATTTAAGTTCTTTGACTTCATCTTTCTTTTCATCTTCATCTTCTTCCTCAGAAAGAGCTGCAAGAACTTCATCAAGATCGATATCTTCATCAACATCATCTTTGTCCTTATCCTCACCTTCTTTAAGTTTAGCACCTTGAGGATCTTCCTCATCTTTATTAGAAGCTAGTTTTACACCAGTACCTTTACCGATGCCAGAAGAAGTAGATTGTTCATCCATATCATCTTTTTTATCTTTTTCTTCAGCTTCATCTATTTCAGATTCTAACTCTTTGATTACAGATTCTAAATCAAGATCTTCATTTTTCTCATCTTCATCGTCTTTCATCATTTCATCTTTCATTTCATCTTCATCTTCTTCCTCAGAAACGACAGGTGCATACTTCACACCATTAATTTCAATGACACCTTCCATTTCCATTTCTTCTGAATCTTCATCAGATGGGTCCATATCGGCATCATCCATCTTAGCCATCTCATCTTTTGAATCTTCATCGGAAGGATCTTCATCAGCATCATACATCTTAGCCATTTCTTCCGGATCTTCGTCAGGCTCTTCCATCGCTTCCTTTTCCATCTCATCTTCATCTTCCATTTCTGTCTGAATCTTCTGTGATAGCATATTCTGTAAGCGTGGAGTAAAAGCCTCTTCTAAAGCCATCTTTGCGTTTTCTAAAGCAGTCTCACGAACAGCTTTTGCGTCAGCAATTGCGTCTTTTAAGAGATCATCCATTATTATTCTCCTATTTAGGATTTAGTATAGTTATTGGGAACTATAATAGAATTATTACATTTCGATTACACCGTATGCGGTAGGAACGGTGTTTTTAGTTTAGATATATATAAATATAAGAAATTAAAATTTTCTTCCTCTTTGTCGTGAATCTTCCTCTGCAAGTTTAATTTTCTTCCAATGATTACGAGCCTTAGCCTTATTTTTCATCTCTTTTTTAATTTCGGACTTCTTTTTGTAAAACTCTCTTTCTCTCAACTCATACATCATACCTGAGTCTTTTACTTTTCTTTTAAAAATACTGATAGCTTTTTCGTAATTATTATTCTTTACAATAACCTTTATTGACATATTAACCTCTATCTCTTAATTTAATCGCTGCAGCAATCTTTTTTGAAAGTTGTGCTTTTTTCTTTGGATCTTTCGTCTTTAACTTCTGATCTCTCATTCTGTTTATAAGAATGTTTTGGTTGTATTTCAAACTTTTAGTGGAGGGATCATCTGCTTCATTTTTTGCTTTATAATTTCTATCCACATAATTATAAAAATCCTTTTCATCCTCTGGTTTTAATTCATCAGGTGAACTAATTCCAAATTTTTTCATAGCCTTCTTAAAAAATTCTTTGTATCCATCATCCTCTTTAAACATCATATCCTTACTTTCATTAGCTTCACTATCCTCATCATCGTGACCAGGCACATGCTTTTCACCGATTGAATAGTATCTACCCAAGATGTTTCCCATATCCTCATATAGTCCTGTCATTCTTTCTTGTAGTGAGTTAGCCTCTTGAGCAACCTTAGAGAACTGACCTGAAAGACCTTTAAGCTCTTTCATATTACGACTTACAGTAACCTTATCAAACATATCCTCAGTTTCGGATAACGTATGTTGAGCAGCACCCTCAGCAATAGATGATAGTGACTCTGCCACTTCCTTTAGATTTCCGCTTCCGTATATGTTTTCGCCTATAGAATTATAGTTATTGATTTTCTCAACCAATTCATTAACATTTACCTTTGGAGTATCATCCTCTTCCTTTAACCAAGGATTATTAGATACCATACCACCAGCGGTAGCTACTTCTTTTAGTAAATCTTTTAACTTTATGTTTGCCATAATATTGTCTCCTTAGATATAAATATCTAATTTTTAATTTTTTACTTTACAAATTTAAATGCTATCTTAGCCATTTTCATCAGGGGTTGTGAGGTAAATTTCTTTTTATTTGATGTATTAATAGCATCATATACCTTCACAATAGCATTAGCAGTATATCCATCTACCCTCATTTTCTTACCAGATACAGGATCCTTCATAACTTTATTCTGTTTTTTCTTTACGATATCCCTAAGATCAACTATTACAGGTGGTTCTTTAACTTCATTCACACCTTCTTTCTTAACTTTGGTGCCCTTGTGCTTTTTAATTTTTTTAGCCATTTTGTCACCCAAGCCCTCATTAGCTTTTCTAAGAGCATATTCTACTCTACCATTTTTAGATAATCCCTTAGCCATCTTTTCAATCTTCTTTACAGCGGATGTCATATTACCACCCATTCTCTTAGCTAACTTAACTGCGGCATCAACCTTTGCCGATGGAAACATTTTTGTAGTACCTTCTTTAATTTTTTTACCACCCATCTTGTTATAAACTTTTATTAATCTTTCTAAATGATCTTCATCTCTAGCATTCTTAACCATTCCTTGCTTTTCAATTTTCTTTTTAAACATAAGAATTGCATCTCTTAGCTTACCAATTTCAAGCGGATTACCTTCGTTTATCGATTCTTTCTTTAGACGACTCTTTTCAGCTCTACCACGATTTTTAGATTGTGATTCAAATCCCACGATTTTTCCCCTTTTATGTGAGGCGTCCTTGCCATCACCGTTACCATAAGTACCCTTCTTTCGATTGTACTGATTTAATTCTGCTCTGTACTTCTTAGACTTTGTAGAAGATTGAAATTTCTTGTACTCTGCCTTGTAATCTCTTTTTTTAGCCTCATCCACCGGATTCTCTTTCGTATATCCTCAGGTTTCACAAATTTTTTGTTCTTTCTTTACAGGCAAATCATCATGCTTTGTTTTAGCATACTTCCTCACACTACTCTTCTTCATAGACTTAGCAGCCTTTTGAGCTGCCTTTGAAAACTTTCCAGCGGGTGCTTCACCCTTCTGTATTGACCTTACTATACCCATAAACTTTTGTTGTTGTTTGGATTTAGATGGCACTTATCCTCTCAGTATATCATTAATTACCGATTCAACCTTACCATACTTTGAATCACGGACAGTTGAGTGTTCCACACTCTCATTCATTCCGCCAGCAGGATACATAAAAGCACCATGCGTAGATGGATTGGATACGAAATCAAATGCAATCAATTCAAAATCATCCTGTACCTCACTAGCACCCTCAGTTACGGATTCAACCGAACCCATACCACGGGAGCTGATACCTAACTTAATACCGCTCTTAAATAATTCTTTTAGTATGTTACCGCTTGGAGTTGGTAGAACCTCTACAGTTCCAACCAAATCATCACCATTCCAATTCATCTCTGTAATATTATGTGATACATTGGCTAGGTTCACAACGGATGATTCAGGGTGATCTAATTCACCCATAGCCCTTTTCTGATTAATAAAATTCTGAAAATACTTCTTAGCCTCACGCATTAGTATTTCTTTTGGGTATACCCTACCATTCTGATTTTTGGTGTCTGCTCTTTGGAGAACACCCTTAACAACTAACTTTCCGTTGTTCTCTTTCATAGCCTCACTTATTTGGTTAGGCTGTATTTCAAATGGTAGATAATCTACTATTAGTTGTTTCATTTACTTTTCTCCAAAAAATCTATCATAATTTTCTTTTAGAATGTGCTGTTTGGATTCTTTAATTGGTTTATATTTTTTTCCATTGATTGTGACTGTTTCGTCTTTACCGTTCATAATAGATTCTATTTCATCTTTCATACCCTCAAGACTCTCACCATTATTCAATGCATTTTTAATTTTTTCGTTACCTAAAAGTTTATCTAATGCAGATTCCATTTCTTCTTTAGTATCAAACATTTTACCTACAATTGGACCACCCATCGCATCAGGACCATTTGCAGCGATTGAGTATTGTATTCCTTTGTTAGCTCCACCTGTACCAGAACCATCACCAAAATCATTTGCAGCAACTGTAATTTGATTGTCTCCTTCATAGTCACCACCTTTACCGATATTGATGTAACTCATACCTTGATCGTTCCCAGCTATATCGCTTTCTATTCCGTACTTATCGGATATTTTTTCAGCACTATCCGCAGCTTGCTTTCTAGCTTCTTCTTCTGTGTCTTTTTCATTAGAGAACACTCTATCTACCTTATCCGAACCACCACGATCATCTCCACCATCTCTATCAAAATCACCACCGCCCATAGCTTGTCCTTTTGGCTTTTCCTCACCATCACCATCATCCTGCATCTTATCCCAAGCTATTTTAGCTGGATGGTCTTTGTCCATCTTTTTAGCTGAACCGGCTTTCATTTCACCTTGCTCACCATCCTTCTTTTTATATTTGATAATTTTATCATCATCAACCTCGTTGACAAGTTCCATCATCATATCTTTATAGGATTCTAGTATTTTCATTAGTCTTTCTCCATCATAATTTCGGTTCTAAGACTCTCCAACTCTTCTATCCATTGGTTGAGCCTTGTTAACATATAATTCTTTGTCACATCCTTTCTCTGTATCTCAATCTGCCATCTCTTTAGCAAAGTAGAAATACTGAAAAGAGTGTCCATATAGGACTTCTTCTTATCTTCAAACGGCATAATGTTCTCGGTTACTGTAACTGACCTACTTTATTCGCTAGTTTTACTAACCTCTCACTTATTTTGTTTAAAGCCTTATGTGTATTCTTCCAATAAGAATGTGAATCCACTTTTAATTCATTTTTAAGACGAACATTCATCTTAACTAATCTATTTAATTCATTGAGACTATCTCTAATCTCTCTCATTGACCTACCAATTTTTTGTTTCGGAGACAAAGATTCATCATTTCTGTAATCGTGATACCTTCCCTCTTTAACTACATCATATCCGGTAGAATTGGTGGATATTTTTTTCTTTTTCTTCTTATCCTTACTTCTCCCACCGCTAAAAGCCATCGGCGTCTGATATCCTGGTGTAGCAGAAGAGGTAGAAGCTTCTTCAAGCTCATTTCTAATCAATTCTCTGATAATCTCTTTGAGCTTATCTATCTTTGACATTTTTTAGCTCCTTAACCAATTCATAATATCGCATAAGTGTAACTACCTGTTTATCTTCGACTATTCTACCTTTCATTAAGGTACCTGCTTGATTAACAGCCTCATTAAGCTTAATCTTAGTGATTTTATCGTCAACTGTAGGAAGAATTGATTGGAGTTGCTTCTTTACCTTTACAGTTTCCTCTTCTATGAACCCTTTTAAAGAATTTGTGTTTGAAATGTTGTTTATATACTCTTTAAGCAGTTTTTTCTGTGAGCCGCTTAAGTTTTTGTACTTTTTATTAAATTTTTCGACTAATATACCATAAGCAAGCAATCGTAAATCTTTTTCCTGCTTTCTATACCCCTCTACTAGCTCCTTATCCTTTGTTTTGGTAGAAACATTTTTTCTTGTGATGTGTTCTACTATTGTAAATAGATTTTGGGTTTTATTTGTAGGATGTTCTGTATTTTTGTTTTCAAATAGCTTATAGATGGATGCACTTACCTTATAGTTTGATATTCTAGCCATAAAGAAGTCATTTACATTGTAATTTTTCTTAATTTCTTTAATTAGATTATATTTTTCTCTTCTTAAAGATGAAGCATTTAACTTTTGGTGTGCTTTAACAACAGCCTCTACCAAATGGTTAGCCTTTGCTTCTGATTTATAATTTTCGGTTGTTAAAACCCTATATAAATCATATTCCTTTCCCAATTCTGTCTTTTTATTAAAAAAAGACTTTAAAATATCAGCAGCCTCCGCTTTTTTATTATTATTTAACACATCCACTGTTATCTGCCGTGTTAATAATTCAAACAATATGCCTGTATTGCGAATTTTCGAGTGCTTTGTTTGTGAACTCATATTAAACTCCAATTTATACAATTCTTCATATATAAATATATGATTACTTAATTTTTGTTAGTATTAAGAGAAGAAACTTCTTCCTTATACTGTTGTTCTAACTCATTTGACTCAGATAATAAAGATTTAGCACCATTACCTAAATGTTTATATAGGTTTTCGTAGTGAGCCTTAGCAATTCCACCATAAGCCTTCTTCTTATCATGCGCTCCTAACGGATCTCTACCCCTTGCGCTACCATCCTTACTATATTTCTGAGCTTCTTTAGGACGACCAGCCCCATCGAACCCACCTTCGGGTGAACCACCATTATTATCCAACTCATGACCTGTTCTACCAGCCGCCATATCTGATGGTGTTCCTTGCGACTCACCGCTCTTAGCAGGATCATTACCCTCTGCCTCTATTTGAGAGCGTCTGAACTTATTCTTATAGTCAAAGATAATCTGTTCATCATTTTTCTTAATATCCTCATCAGTAAAACTAAATATATTCTTATAAATCCATTCAGAAGATACCAAACCATCGCTTAACATAGATGATGCGAGAGATGTTTTGTTATTCCATAACTCTACTTTCTCCTGTTCGTATATCGTAGATGGATTTGTTAATCCTAAGTCAAAGTTTACAAGCTCTTGATCCCTAAATCCCTGCGCATATAGATGAACTACAGCAATCTTAGTCAATTCACTTACCACAATCCTCTGTATTCTTTCTATTGTACGAGCAAATCTTACATCCTCAGCAGCTAATGTAGCCTTAGAGCCTAATCCTTCCTCATATCCTAAGAAAGCCTTTGGCACTCTTAGAGATGCAAGTAATCTGTTCTTTAGATACTCAATATCATCAACAGCCTCATAGGTTAAACCAGCCATATTCTCAATATTAGTTCCACTATCCCCACCACGAACCGGTAAGAAAAAATCTTCCGTTAAATTCTGTATGTTATATCTAAGATTATAGTCACCTGTTTTTTCATCAATGACAGGAGCTTTCTTCATCTTATTAATTACCTGTTGCATATAGTTATCAACTTCTGCTGGTGGTATATTACCAATGTCTAACTTAAATACCCTCTTTTCAGGTGCTCTCATAATTCTGTGAATCAACATAGCATCTTCCATAAGGGTTAATTGTTTCCAAACCTTTCTACCAGCCTCTAACATAGAACGACCATAGGGTACATAGTTAGAATCCGATAGTAATCTGAAATGAGCAACCTCATAATTCTCAAATGTTTGTGATTCTTGCTTTTGCATTGTGTGTCTATTACTATCTCCTTGGGGAGTTAACATAAATTGTACATTTTGTGGGTTGGATTCATCGTGATTTTCCAATCTAGCTACATCATATGCGGACATAGGAGTTACATTTACAATTCCATATTTCTCAGCAACTTCTAATTGTAAAAAAAAGTCACCATATTTGGTCATATTACGAATCCAAGGCCATAGATTAAATTCAATGTTAATTACATCATAAAAAAGGTTATGTAGCACATCATATACCTGATTATTATCGGTTCTTATATCCAATACCTTACCATACTCATTCTTCATTGTCGATTCATCCGAATAGATATCTAATGCTGAAGCAACAATTGAATCCGAATCCATTGTTTCATAATCCCTAAATAATCCCAAACGTAATTGCTGTGCATATAATTGGTCATTATAACCACCCTGCATCATATTTGAATATAATTTTTGATACCTATCAACTAAGTTAGTCTGAACATTTGATTGTAACTGTCCTGTATCTACTATCTTTAGTTTTTTACCACCGATGTTTCTTACTATTGTATTAGTAGAAAATAATCGTTTTAGTCTTGAAAATATGTCTTTGTCAGCCATAATATTGTCCTTATTTAATTAACCAATCCAATGATTCTTTTTTACCTTTGACATCCCACTCCCAACTATTGTTCTCATTCGTTGGCTTTTGAGGGACCATCTGAGAAGAAACCCCACTCAAAGTCCTTCTCTGTAAATCTATACCCTCATTCCTTAATCTTAATGCGGTATCCCTAACCCAAAGCGTAATAGCAAAGCTCATCACCAAATCATCGTTGTATCCCTGCATCGCTTCAGCTTTATTATTGTTATATATAAATACAAAAAGTTCATCAATTAATCTATTTGAACGAACAATAACAGATTTTTCTCTAAAATACTCTTCTAATTTAGCAACAACCAATGGTCTTGTTTTCATCGTCATACTAAATCCAGCCACCATATTTCTGTCTTGATTTCTGTATCGGTTTGTTATTTGATGTTGTGTATCCACATACTTTAAATCTTTGCTCATATAGAATAAATTTTCGTATCCTCTATCGATACATTGTTGAAGAGCCGCCCAACCTATATTATTATTTTCAACAACTAATAAGGCGTTGTTATATTCTGTAGCGGTATTTACTAATAGGTTACCGAAGTCCTTTGTGGATATTTTCCCTTTATATTCTGCTACCTGCTCCATAGTTTCTACATCCATTATGTGAAATGCAGAAAAATCCGAACCATCTCCCCTACTGACATCAGCACATAGTATATAATCCTTTGTATAGTTTGCTGGTTGCCATACCCAAAAACAGCTATCTATACCCCTTTTCTCTAATGGATTTTGAACGTGTGTTTGTCTGTATTCTTCCAATATAACACCATCAATTACATTCTGTCCAGAAGTTAGGAAGTCACAATCACATTCTTGAGCAGCTAATGAAGGACCTAAGAGCCTATCCTGCTCCGTTCTCCATTCATCATCCCTTTCGGGATGCAAATTCCAATGAAGTTTAATAAAATTCCAATCATTTGAACCATCCTCAGCACCAACCCAAGTCTTATGAAACCAATTACCTATACCATTCGGTGTTGATAGAGCAATACATTGTCCACCAGTAGATAGTGTCTGTGAAGCAGCAGCCCATATCGGTTCAATCTTATCAATGAAAGCAGCCTCATCTAATATTAGCAGCGATAGTGCTTCTGAACGACCACTATCCTCACCGCTTGACACAGCTTTTACCTGTGAACCATTATTATACCTCAAAGATAATTTATTATCCTCTGTACATTTCTGTTTCAACCAACTCGGTAAGTTAGCGTGCATCACCCTAACCTTAGTAACTAAATTTTTAGCAGTATCTTGTTTAGTGGCAATCACTAATATATTCTTATCTGCATGAAATGTCATCATCCATAACGAATATCCAGCAGTTAATGTTGATAAACCTAATTGTCTAGCCTTTAAAATGATATTAAACCTGTGTTCTTCAAAAGTTTGTAATGATTTTTCTTGATACTCATATAGATGAAATGGTACTTTACCCTTTATTGGATGTTGAACTACACAATACTTCTTCATAAAGTATACGGGATCCTTAGCACACTTAACGTATTCTTTTTTTATTACTTCCTTTATCGGAGCTGGTTTCATTATATTTTTCCTAAAACAAATCCGGCTATCAACCAAATATAAGAGTTTTCGTACCACTTAGGTTTAACTAACTCTACCATTTTCTCATTCATCTCATCACGAGCTTTTAGTAGATTAATCTGAGAATCCTTAGCAATAAGTAACAAAGAATCTACATTAGATTGTTCTTCCATTTTAAAAACTAATTCCTCACATATAGATAGAGATTCAGCTACCCTTTGACTATCTGCTTGCATCTGTTTTATGTTATTGGCAATCTGTAAATATTCTTCTCTCGTAAAGGTTACATCTTGTGCAAATAAAGGAAATATTAATAATAAATACAAAAAATATTTCATTAAATTAACCGCTCTTTTTAAGAACATACACAACTTTAGCATTACAAGCTACTTCTTTAATTGACAAATCGTACTGAATACCGACAGTTAATTTGGCAAGATCAATATCTCCTCCCTCCGATAATCTTACATGACCAGTAGTTGAAGATTCTGCTACAATAATACCCCCAGCTCCATAATTTGATCCTGTAAAAGATGCAGTTGTATTATTTACAACATGTACCTGTTTAAATCTACCTGGATGTCCTTTTTTTTGAAAATCAGAATAATCTGATGGTGTTTCATGCATATTTGCCATTTTTTTTCTCCCTATTTTTTAGCAAATTTTCTAAGGAAATCTACTGCTTCATCAGCATTATCCTCATCAAATACCTTTTCCATTTTTTGAGTTTTCTTTTTACTATTGGTAAGTTTTCTTTTTAGGTTACCAATCTCTTTTTTGGAAGCCTTTTTAGTGACTTCTAATTCTTTAATTTCTTTTTCTACTTTTTTTTCTTCTTTTTTGTTTTCTTTAATAACCTTTTCAAGTTCCTTAACTTCTTTACTCTTAACAGCTTTAGCTGCAAAAAGACCACCAACGATACCAAAAAATCCAAGTATTACTTTCCATAACTTCATTATTCGCTCTCCAATTGTTCTAAAACTTCTTCATATTTTTTTAAAGCTTCATCTGCTTCTTTGTGAACTTTTTTCATATCAATATCCCATTTTTCCTTTTCTAATTCGGGATAATTAACACCTACTTGATTAAAAAATTCTGGAGCACTTTGATTTCTAAATTCTTCTATCTTTTGAATAGAATCTTTTATAAAAGATATTTTGTTTTTTTTAATTTTTTCTTTAGCCCATTCCTCATACCTACCGTCAATACGAAGTTTATTTTCTACTTTTATTTGACAATCAAAACAATGTCCAAATAGTTTCCACATCTTATCGTCTAATTTTTGTTTCATAACTTTTTTACAATTTGGACAAAACCAAGGCATTCTAACATCCTGCATTAATTCTGTCATTCTAGAAATGTTATCTTTCTTTTTTTCTTTAGGCTCATTATATCCAACCATTATTCTTTTTTCTGGTTCTCTACCGGCTAACAAATCACCTAATACTTTATTTTGTCTTTCTGTTTCTTTACTGTATCCCATGCTTACCTCGTAAACTTTAATATTCCTAATATCTGATTAACAGGTGCAAATGCGCCTGTGTATTTGTAAACCTTACCCTTAAACACAAATGTAATTCCTTCGCTTGGTACAATAGCATCAAACCCACCTAATGCTTGTAACCTATCTAATTGAGTTTTTAGTAGTCCCATCTGTTTTGGGTCCTTTGCATTTTTTATTTTTTTAATAGCAGTAGTTAAATCCTTCTTCATCTTTTGTACAGCTTTGTCGGGGTTAGCTGCTATAAAATCCTTCATATTCTTTAGTATCTCAGCTCCTAACTCAAAGAAAAGAACTTCCCAATCTCTGATATGTTTTTTCTGTAACTTAGCGTGGTCGTTTTTATCGGTAGATAAAACCCACTCTAAAAACTTAGGATGTTCCTTTAAATCTTTTTTAATCTGTGGTATCTTATATGATTTATCAAAGAAAGCCCATCTTTTTAAAAGTCCACCCATTACATTATTTGTTACATTAGGATTATCTGTCTGTTTTCCAGCATTAAAGATATACTCATACCAATATGCTTGATGATAATCTGATAATGTATCCGTATTTTTTAACCCATATGTTTTTTGTAATTTATTTAGTTTACCTAAAAAGTAGCTTTGTCTAGCAGAAAAATTCTTTACCTTTGGTAAGTTAGCAACAAATGGTTGGGTTATGCTGTATGTCTTTTGTATGTCTTGATTTATCTGTTTTATCATACCAGCCAACATTCTAGCACTACCTCTATCCTCTCCTTGTGGAGTACCAGCCGCATCGTATTCTATAGTTCCGTGAAATTGTAAAAGTGCTTTATTATATGGTATTACATTTGTTGTCTTTGGATACATAACCTCTAAAGACATAAATTTCTTACCCTCTGCAAATATCTTATCCTTTTGTTTTTTACTTAAACCTTTAAGAGCTATCTGTAAATCAAACATAGCAGATACAAAAGCCTTTTCTATATCACCTCTACCAGCAAACATATTCTTTATGCCACCGATATCTAATGCTGCTGCACCAAAGTTTTTAATATGTCCTTTATTTCTAGCAGCAATAAGTTTATTATTCTTCCAACTTATCATTATATTCTGACCATCAGTTTTTTCTGTAACTGCGCCTTCACTACTAAGATTACCCTGTAATGTGTTAATAATTAGTGTTTTAAAATCTGAAAATGTAAGATTTTTATTGTCAAACGGATGACTTAAATGTCCGTATGCACCACCCATAAGCAGTAGCTCCTTTCCTTTATTTCTTTGTGTTAAAATATTTCTTGCATTAATACTCTCATAAAATGTATCTTTAGTAACCTCATATGAGTCACCATCAGCACCTGTTATCATTAGGTCACCTATAATATTATCGATAGCGGCTTCCGTACCCATCCAACTTACTATTTCCCAACCTAAAGGTTTTACCACCTCTTCCATCCAAGCTTTGTATTTATTTATAGCGCCTCTGGATCTTTTTGCTTCACCATGGTCTAAGTGAGTTACATCAACTGAACGATAGTGTTCTTCTCCAACCTTTCTTCTTTTATGTACATCATCAGCCGCTGAAACATTATCCTTTGGATCTATTGCGTTTTTATTTATTGCATAATCGACAACCTTCCACCCAGCGCCACCATATATAGAATCTATCCAATCGGTAGCATCCTTTTTGTATTTAGCTAAACTCCTATAATATGTTGAAGGTCCATCATCTAAATTACCATCAGGAGTTCCTGAAGCTTCTAATAAGAATTCCTCAATAAGTTCATCTGATAAGGTATATGTTTCAAATAGCTTCTTAAAACTATTGGTCATCATAGTATACACACTCTTATCATAGTATCCAAATGATTTTTTAAATAGTTTTTGCCTTTCACTATCATCAATTTTTGGGTCTCCCAATAATTGTCTCATCTTAGTACCGCTAACATTACCCGATGGTGGAGCGGTTACAAAGTATCCATGCTTTTCAAATCCAACCAAATCATTCTTATTTTTATTATAGTCTTGATAGTAAGATTTGCTACCATCCTTCTTAGTTCCTGATTTTAATCTACCAGCATCCTTTGAACCGAAAGCATACACAACTGCAGTTTTATCTGAATTAAATTTCTTTAATAGGTTGACAGCCACATATGGAGACTTTTCATTTACAATACGATTTTTTGGAATACCCATTTTAGACATATGTAGAGCCTTTTCCTTAAAATTTAATGGATGTCTCGGTGGCTGCTTTATGTTAGATGTTGTTATGTACACCTCATTAAACTTTGACTTTAACCATTTATAGGTAGCCATATGTCCCGAATGAAATGGTTGAAATCTACCACCATATATAGCAATAGTTTTTTTGACTTCTGAAGCCTCATTTATACCTCTACCACCCTTATCCATCTTAGAAAATTTCTTTAACTTATCAAATGCTCTAAACTTCTTCATCTTATTCTGTTTATGCCATTTCATCTTATCAAAAACTTTCATTCTCATATGCTGTTTTACGATGTAATAGATATCAGTTGGATTACCACCCATTGACCTTATCCAAGTTCTATACTTCTTAACCAACTTAGCAGATACATGCTCGTGTCCATAATGAGTCCAAAAACCTTTCTTTGGATGTATCTTTGCTGTTGAGTCCTTTCCTATATCGTGAAACAATGCTGATAAAGCAAAGTCTATATCACCTGTTTTCAATGCTCTGTTTGTTACGGCAATCGTATGTTTTAAAACATTACCCTCCGGATGAGCATCCCTTCGTTGGTCATAGTTTTTTAAATTCATAACCCTCTTCTTTAAATCACTTGGAAGAGCATCATAGATATCTCTGAATTTCTTAGGTTTAGGTCGAACTGCTATTTCTTTTAATTTTTTACCAGTATCGGTTTTTGTAAATGGACCTCTTCGTAATGTTGAAAATTTTACAGGTGTTTCAATACCAAATAATTTTTTAGGTGCTATGATTTTTAACTTAATCATCTTTGAACTATTATCAACACCCAATGTTTCAAATTCTATTTCTTTATACTTCTTACCCTTCATAGTAAGATTGTGACCTGTAATAAACTTTTCTACTTTACTACCCCTTACGGCATTCGCTTCATTTAAGAAATTATCCTTCTCCATCTTCTGTATGGCTTTACCGATTTCCTTTCCCTTTACATCTTTAGGAACATCACTTCCCTTTACAGATAGTTTAAACTTAACCATCTTTTTTAAATCTTTTTTAATATACTTACCCCATTGAATAATTTGATCATCAGTTAAGGATGTTCTTTCTTGAAACTTTTTGGTTAGAAATATATTCTCAGGCTTAAAGCTCTGTAATACATTTAAGAATTGAATGTTCTGTGCTTCATCTCTTGGGTATTTTAATTTGTTTAATTTACCACCCAATGAATTAGCATCATTCTTTCTTAAAATCCAAGCCAATAATAATATATGGTCATTCTCATCTATATATGGTTTACTCACCTTTAAACCTGGTAGGATTTGGTCTGTAAACTTTAACTCATCTGTTTTCTGTAGGTAGTTTTTGGTTGACTTTGCTTTCTTAATCGACTTAACAAACTCATCCCTAATTCTTTCACCACTAATACCTTTAAGACTTGGATTATCCATTAGAGCCTGCTTGGTATCCTTTGACATCTTACCACCAAGAGCACCGTGAAATCTAAGGGCTCTCATCTTTCTTAGTGGGTCCTCATCAAATCTATCACTAGCTTTTCCAACAGTTCTTATCTTTCTCTTCTTTAAATCTGCTATACCACCAACCAAATCAACTATATCCTTTCTATCTATATCGTAGAAAAGAGCGTTTATGGTTAAATCCCTTCTCTTTACATCACCCTCAATATCCGTATAATCAACAGCACTCGGTCTCCTACCCTTTCCGATATCCTTTCTAAATGTTGCTATCTCGTGTCCACCTACTATCACGACACCGAATTGTTTTCCAACCTCTACGGTTTTCAATCCACCCTTTTTAGCTATCGCCAATACCTCATCAGGTTTAGCATCTGTAGCTAAATCAAAATCTTTTGGGCTTTTTCCTAATATTGCATCCCTTACGGCGCCACCAACCACGAATAGTTTCTTACCGCTCTTCTTAAAGAGTTTGTGTATTTTTTTAATATCACCTGGAATATTAAGTTTAAGTTTCTTTTCTTCTTTCAAAAAGGTCGTATTATCCCCATTATCAACTATAGAATATACAAACTTTTTAGTATACAAGTCAAGACTTTCTTTTATTTTTTTATAACCGCTTCCGTATGGTACAGATGTGTTACCCTTTCTTTTCATCTTCTTTACACCCTTACGGCTTGGTGATGGTAATGTGCCAGCTGGCGCTCCGAACTCTTCGTTCTTAGCCTTAGTTTTCTTTTTCATCTTATTGATGTAAGCACGATATATTGCTGCTTCCGAACTCTTACCCATTTCACGGGCTCTCTGTTCCATAGCAACTGCTGCTTGTATCTTATGTGCGTGTTTTTTACCGCTACCCTTAATCTTACTGACAGATGCCTTAGCATCCTTAACTGTAGCAAACTTTAATCCCTTAATTGTTCCCTTTGGATTTTCATCTGTGTATAAATCTGAATGAGATGATGAACCACGATGTTGCCCTTTCTTCCGTGGTTTTCTCGGTGCCTCATTTACCTTCTTAACCATCCTAAATTTTAGAGCAGGTCTACCATTTATAAGCAAATCACCCTTTTCATTGTAATCTATGTCTTTGACAACAACCTTCTTATTCTTAAACCTACCCATAAGAATAGTATCGCCTATATCTATAGGCAATTCTATGGTTTCTTCTATTATTGGATTAACTAAACTATCTATTAATGATTTCATTTAAGTCGCTTAGACCTTTTTTGTCGTGATTTAAAAAATTGAGATTGGCCTGGATCTTTAAATACTTTTTGAAATTTCTTTTCTTTTCTTAACCAAGCCTTTCCAACCTTACTCTTAATTGGTTTTTTAAGGAACTTATCAATACCCTTACCAACCAACATCTTAAATCTTTTCTGAGCGGTTTCCACATCTAAGAATTTATTATTATCAACTATTAAAAAGTTAGAACCACCGAATAACCCCTGAAAGAATGCTAGATTTGATTGAACATCCAACCAACTCTGCTTAACAATTTTCTCAGGAACAACCCTAGCCCTTTCCTCATTTCTCTGCAAAGCAACCGCCATAGATGTATTGACAAATACCATATAGGTATCATATCCTAACTTAATTAAATCTTTTCTCTTTTTTGCTACAGAATCATATTTATGACCGGTTCCATCAATGATAACTCCCAGCCTACCCTCAGTATATAATCTTAATCTTTCTTGACTTAGAGACTTTGCATATTTTCTCAAACCGCTTGTATCGTAATTAACTTCATTTCCATCCCTATCCACACCCGTTAGGTCCTGAAACAGTTCATCCGGCATAATATCTAAATCGGTAGTACCATAATATTTCTTTAATAACAATTCCAATTCGGAGTCCTGATTTACCATCTTTAAACCTGTTTTGGATACATTTATCTTATCAGGTATACCGAATAGCTTACCAGCGACATATGACTTACCACTACCTGGTCCGCC